CTAGCTTTTAATGTAATAAATGATCTTGATAAATCTTGAACACTAAATTGAGTTCTAGTAGCGAAATCAGAAATAAAATCAAATGCTTGTTTGCCTGCTTCTGCTGAGCCTGTTACTGATTTTAATGAGTCTCTTAAATCTTCAAACTCTGCTGTTACTCTTAATACTTCACGAACGACTAATGCACCACCTATTGCAACAAGAGCGGCTTTTAATTTTCCTGCAGAACTTTTAACTCTATCTAAATTTCCTTGAACACCTTTAAGAGCTTGTTTTGATTTATCTCTAGCGATAATATCAATATTTACTTTTTTAGTTGCCATAGTTAGATACGATTAAGTTTTTTATGTTCTTTTTCCATTTCTTCTCTTTGCTCTTCAAAATATGCTAGCCACATATTAAACTCAAATACACTCATTTGCAATATTTCTGGAATAGTTTTATGCAATCTCTCTCCGAGAGCTAAAACATTATGGACTTCTGGATTTTTTAGTTTTTTTTAATGTCTTGGTAATCAGCACCAAGTATAGCATTTGAAACTCTGGCGATAACATCTGTATCTGCTTTTGTCTTAAAAGATAAAACATGAGTAGCATTAAACATCTTATCGCCTTCTTTCGTTAATGCTTTTTCAATTATGACATCAATCAATATATTTAGATCGCCGTCATTTGCACCTTTGAATAGTTTTGATTTCTCAAGCATATTGAAAGGTTTAGCATGAATGGCTTTTTCGCCTACTAATCCCCACTCTGGAACTTCTATAACTTTAATTTCTATTTCTTCAAAATGTGATTTTACACCTTCAAAAAAATCTACTTTATCAGCCATAAACTATTATACAGTTCCGATAGTAAGACCACCAGTTCCTTGAAGTGATACAGTTCTTGTAGTTACTCCGTCTAAAGTTACTCCGACAGACATTCCTGTAACGATTCCTGTTCCAGAAAATTTTCTATCGCCTGAATCTGCACCTTCTGGCATAAATTCAAAACTTAGACTTGAACCTTGAGTTAAAGCTGTCTGACCAGAATCAGTTTCATCAAAATTCATATCTATAGTTGCAGTGAATGTTCCTCTACCAACTAAATATGATTTCATTGAAGCACCTAGTGCAGTATCTTCAACAATATCGTGAGTAGTATCAACAGTAAATCCTGTTGCGTTACCGATATTAGTTCCGCCTACATGAACAACTCCTTCTTTTCCGTGATGTGTTGCCATTTATTTACTCCTTTGTTTTCTTTAAATCTTTTATAATCTTCTCAGTCTCTTTTGCAACTGAAATTTTTTTATTTTTTTCAATAACTTCATAACCGATCTTTGTATAATGTTCTACAAAATCTTGTGAAACAGTAATAGTACTATTTCCTTTTTTCATGTTTACATCTTTAGCCATTATGCAGTCCCCCTTGTAAATTCATACATCACACGAACTGTTATACGAACTCCACCATAAGGATAGATAGTACCTTCGTCTGACGATGCTTCAATAATTTGTGTATCCAATGCATTTCCATTTCTAGTTATATCAGAATCAAGCGTTTCTTCAACTACTTCAATTATTTGATTTCTTACAGTATCAATATTTGAGTCTGTTCCTTTACCAAATGCAACTACTAAGAAGTCTATTGTTCCTCTATAAGAACCTGAGCCTGTATCGCCTATACTAGAAGCTTCTCGTGTTTCGTCGCCTGTTTGAACAAATAATGCAGGGAATTGTGCGTCACTTAACTCTTCTACTTCAAAAGGTTCCCTTGTAATTTTCTTGAACTCAATAGGACTAGTTACTGCATCTAGTTTTGTAATTATATCGTTTGCTATATTTTCTCTTTTGCTCATAATCCTAATTCTTGAAAATAAAATTTACTAAACTCATTTACTAATTTTGGTTCTTCTTTTCTTCCGATTGCGAAAAATGGCCTTTTAGGAAGTTTTCCTCTTCCTGTATCATGTAAAAAAGCTATTTTCTCTCTTTCTTTATTTGCAAATAATAATGTATTTCTTAATCCTCTTTTTCTATAATCTAAACTTCTAAACATTTTTCCTGAAAGAGTTAAATCTACAAATTTATTTTTCTTTTTTTTATAATCTTCACTTTCTTTATAAGCTTTTGAATATTGTATAAATCTTCCTCCGTCTGGTTTGAAACCTTTTTGAGTTCTTTTAGTGATCATCAAAATAGCCATATTTGAAATTCTGTTAAGTGATCTTTGAATTGCTTTTCTTTGTCTACTAGAATATTTTTTTAGAAGTTTTTTGACCTCTATTGTATTAACATCAATTTTGATGTCTGCGACCATTATCTAACAAGTCTAAGCATATGTAAAGGTTCCTTCTCACTATCAGATACTGTTCCCCCTCCATCTTCATCGTACTCAACCCCGTCCCTTAAAATCGCTTGAAACTCTTCTTCGTATCTGTCCCTGTAAAAATCTATTTGAACTTGGAATGTATCTTTACCTTCGCCTGTATCTGGGTCTCGCCATTTAGTTAATTGAGGATAGATATATTTCCATAATGCTAAATAAACTACTGATAACTCCCATTGTGACGGAGTTAATTTACTATTAGTCATTTCAACTGTAGTAACTTTTGTAATATCTTTATATCTAACTTGATGTCTATATCTTTCCCACCACTCTTCACGAATGCGTCTTAAAACATCATTTTCAGCAAATTGAATTTGATCAACAAAAGTAGTAATACCAAATCCTAAAATATCAGGTTGTATCTTCTGCAAATGTGTATTTTGTACACTAAAAACAGTAGAGGACATTATTTAGATTTCTTTTTCTTTGCTTTTTTCTTAGCTGGTTCTGTTGCTGGTTTATCTACTTTCTTTTCATAGATACTAAAACCTTTTTTATCCCACGAAGATAAATTACTTTCGTAATCAGATTTGGTTCTTTCAATAACTTTACCAGATTTATTTACTAACTTTATCTTTTCCATAATTTTTTATATCAAATAAGGGGTGGATTAACCACCCCTAATTATAGTTTTTAGTTAATTACTGATTCAGCTAGTAATTCAACTCCGTATGAATCGTGAAGCTCTCCTACGCCAAAGACCGCAGTAGCAACGATTTCGTCTGCACGAAGTGAAGCATCTCGCTGTGTTTCAATTTTCAAGTCTTGCATCATAGCTAGTCCTAATGCATCTTGTGAAAATACTGCACCTTTACAATTATCAGTATCAGTAGTTCCATCAACATTTGAAGTTTCAAATATTTGAACTCCTGCAATGTTTCCGATATATCCTGTTCTTAATGCTTCGTTAGTCAAATCGTTAGGATTTGGATTTACGAAAGTATTAGTTAGGTTTTTCTTAACATTGTAAGCAACTTTCGGATTTAAGACTCCGTAGTAAGGACCCGGAACATTAGCTTGTCTCAATGTAGCTACTGCTTGGAAAATCTTATCTACTGTTAACTCTTGTCCTGCGCCACCTATACTTGAAGAAAATCCATCAAATAATGCTGTTAAATCAGTATCCATTTTTTTAGCAATAGCTTCGCCAAATAATCTACCAATATCTGCCGCAACATTTCTTGATGATGAGTTTCTCGCAAGGTCTGTTAATGTTGTCATAATTCCCACTTCGGATGCTGTTATAGTAACAGAAGTTGGATTGACTGCTGTGTTAGAAAGATCGGTTGCCTCGTTTACTGCTGCTGCTGATACTGTTGAATAAATCGGTACTTCAACTGATTTACCTCCACCTGCAATAGTGTAATTACGGACAAGACCTCTCATAATGGATTGCTCGCTTGCAACGAACAATGCTTCTGCAACGATTTCAGTATATAGTTCCGATATCGTGCTACTTGTCGTTTCGTTAGCCATTTTTTACTCCTTTATGGTTTATTGTTAATAACCGTTGGACCAGAATTTCTTTGCTGTCTGTACTTAGCATACTTCTTCCTGTCCTCAGGATTATTCATATCTAAATCACTCAAATTTAAAGGTTTATTGAGCTCTGTCCTATCCACATTTGACACTGAGCCACTACCACTAGGAGTAGCAGTAACAAAGTGAGGGTTCTGTGTTAAAAACTCTTGAACGAACTCGTCAGTCGTCAAAAGCTCCCCTTTGCTGTTATATCGTGCAATATTATTTTTATCAAGTATTTCTACACTTCCAGAATCACTTAGCTTTATGTTATTCTTCAATAATTCAACTACTTGATCTGGATTGATAGCACGATTTTTTGAAGCTGAAGAAAGCAATGCCTTATTAATTTTTATATCTCTAAGTTCACTTTCTAAAGTTCCAATCTTTTTGCTATACTCTTCCGATTTCTCTTTAAGTATTTGTTCAAATTCGCCTTTTTGTATTTTTTGTTTTTCTTCTGCTTCTCTTGTCAATTTAACTGCATTGATAGCAGTATCTAAATCTTCAACATCTAATTTTTTATATATTGAAGCTCTCTCTTTAGCCAATCGTTGTTTGACTATATTGTTAACATCTTCTTCACTAAAAGAATTGCCATTCACAGTTTCTTTTGTTTCTTCTTTTGGTTGCTCTTCAACCACAGTTTCCGTAGTTTGTTCTACTTTATTTTCTTCAGCCATTTAATACTCCCTGTTATATATTCCATTCAGGATTAGTTGGTAACCATGTATGACGACATCTATATCCTCCTCGAACAATAAATGGGTCACCGGGCGATTTACCTTTCCATGGTCTATTATTCCAAATATCCCGAATTTCAGTTTCGGTTAATGTTTTGTTTAGCATATTTACACAGAAAGGTCTAGAGTCACGAACTAATGTTCCTGTGTAGGTAAAATGATTGAGTCCACTTTCTTTTGCTTTCTTTACTGTAAATTGTCCATGAAACTGCATTACTGAATCATGAGCTATTTGACTTGCATATCTTCGTAAATTATTGCCTGCTCGGTCAGCCGCATATTCTGTATGTAGTTTTCTAATTGCTTCTTCTATTTGTGCTTTTTTAGATGCATCAAATTTATTTTCATTAATAAAATCAACTAATTCATTGATCTTGCTCATATCTGATCTTTGATATACTCCGTTTATATGTGATCTAATATTCTTGACCATATCATCAAAAGGACGACCAGCTATGATACTTTGATAAACTTCATCATTTATTACTTTTAAAAATCTTTCAGCAATATCTTCAAATCCTGCAAATGCTTGATATTTTAATGCGTTGATAGTTCTTAAATCGACTTCTGTAAGATTTTTAAATTTAGCAGGAATAGGCATTTCGCCAAATGCATCTAAAACATCTTTTGCTATTTTGTTATATTCTTCATTAATAATTAAATCTGCTTCATTAAGAAAATTTTCTTCTATTGAAGCTCTAAGTTTAGGTTGTAGTTGTATTGCTATTCTTGTTTCAATATCTAGATTACCACCAGTAGCTCTAGTGACTTCTTTTATAATATCGTCCTCTAAACGATATAAAGTTTCTATTATTCTTTGTTCATGTTGATCAGCTAATTGATCTAAAATTTTTGACATAAATTATAATGGGAAGTTTTTCTTCCATGCTCTTATTGACCAATATGCTGGCGAAAGTGTTTTCTGTCCTTTGACTTGTTTGAGTACTCCTCCCATTCTTGCAAGAAATGATCTTTGTCTTGCTGGTATATTTTTTTTAATTGACATGTTCGGATCGCCAAATCTAACTTTTTTAACATTATTAGTTTTTTTATCTTTTACATAAACTGCAAATTTTTTTCTTTGACCTGGCGTACGAAATGGTTTTCCTAATGTAACTTTTCTACCTTGATATGTAGCCATTATCTTTTTTTCCTTTTTTTTGCTTTCTTTGCTACTGATAAAGCTATCGCTACTGCTTGTTTTCTAGATTTACCAGAACGCATTTCTGTTTTTATATTTTTATTTATTGATCTTCTACTATAACCTTTGATTAAAGGCATTATCTTTTCTTTTTTTTCTTTTTAGCTTTTGAAGGTAATATTCCTCTAGCGACTGCTCTAGCTCTTTCACTAAATCCTAGTTTTTTACCTTTTCTTATCTTTTCTCTTATTGTTGAAAGTTTAGCAACCATTATTTTTTTCTTTTTCGTTTACTTGCTCTTCTAATAATATCTGTATCAAATGTACCACTACGACCACGACTAATTAATTTATTTACTCTAGCCATAGCCCAAGCATTCATAGGTATTCCTCTACGACTACCACCTGCAAGAAATGCACCTTGCCCTCTTCGATAAGATGCTTTTAAATCTGCTAAATTAAATAACTTTGATTTCTTTGCTTTTCTTTTAAGAGTTGCAACTGTTGATGCTGATAGTGCTTTTCTAAATTTGCTAGCCATTATGCTTTTGTCCTACTTCTTAGTAATGATAAAGGTATTCTAGCACCTGATCTGTATAAACTACTTACTTGTTTGATAAGATTTGCTCGTCTTACTTTTTTAGCACCTTTGAGACCAGACAAATATTTTTTAGGAACATTTGTTTCTTTATCTCTAGCTACTTTTCTAACTTTCTTCTTCCTCTTCGCCACCGACTGTTTGTCCTTCTACTTCTGTTGTTTGAAATTGTCCTCTAACTGTTCTTGATGAATCTATTTCATCATTAATAGTTTTAATAGTTTCATTATCATCAATGACAGCTTCAGCTATTTGTTTATCTAATTCTTTGTTGAATGTTTCAGATTTCT